ACGACAGGCTTGGATTCCCTCCGCATCTAAAATAACACGCATAGTTGTTTGATAGTATCCAGATGCTTTATGGAGGCTTGCTTGCGCCTTCTCGCAGATTGGTAGAACTTCTGGGCCTACCCCTGCTCTGCCCATCGTCTCTGACAGGTTTAGTACATCCACAAGAGTGCGCCAGTCATGGATAGTTCCTCTGCCCTTAGTAATCGCCTCAAGTGCGGAATACTCCATCATTCGGAGTTTGTCCAGCTTCTCCCTGTGGGTTATCGATGCCCCCACGATGGCGTGTTGTATCGGGTCTATCAGATTCCACATTTTGCGTTTTGTTCTTTTTCTCATTGTCTCTACCAAAAATAGCATCCCATCGATTAGAGTATTCTTCATTGCTTACCTTAAAAGGTCTTGGACTTGAACCTTTACTCATCTGTTCTTCTCCTTGAGTTTGGCTTCAACCTCTTCAGCAATTGCTTCTGGGTTTTTGAGTTCAACGCAATATTGAATTTCCTCATCCGTCAGCCCAACCCATGTGCGCTGTTCTTCAAGCGCTTCAATCAACTTATCTATGTACTCTTGAGCGTTGCAGTATCGGCATCCATCGCCTACAAGTTTGGTTCTTAAATCACATTGGCATTTACTCATGTCTTACCCCTTAATGCCGTGTGCGGCTTCGATGGCTTGGGCGACCCGCAAGTCGTCTTGCCAATTCCTTTTTAAATCAGACCCAAGAAACTCAACCTCCAAAGCGTCTTGAATCTCCTCATCCGTCAGCGGCTTGCGCTGTGCTGCGGCATAGCCATCGCGCCATCTCTTGAGAGTGATTCCAATGCTCTCGGGGCACTGCCCATCAAACCCAAGCGCGACAAGTTCATTACGCATTTCGGATTCCCAAGGCTCCTGCACAGGCTCATCCTTCGCTTCTAGTTTTGGTTCATAAGACACGATAAATGTTTCACCTTCTTTTTGTTTCGGCAACATTGCAGGCACGCCTTCATTCCATACCACAGGCTCATCCTTTGCTTCTAGTGCGGCTTTAATGGCGGTGATGGTTTTAACTTGATTTATGCAATTCCTGCAAATGCAACCGTTGACCGTATCCTCCAACGCCTCCAATGCAAGGCGTAACGCAGTATCCTTGTTCATGCAAACTCTCCAAAATATTGTTTTCTTGCTTCTTTTGCAATAAGCGATGCTTTTTCTTGAGTATCGAAATAACCAAGATGCAATTGTTTTTTGTTAATTGTTAGAGTTACACCAAATCTTCCATTTTTCTTATAAGTATTTCGTTTTCCATCAAGATGATGTCTGTTTTGTAAATTCTGAGAACGAGTACAAGCACGCAGATTTTCAATTCTGTTGTCTGTTTTTACACCATTTCTATGGTCAACCATTTCAGGATAGAAACCATGGTGATACATAAAAATTATTCTATGAGCCTTATACATCTTGTTATCAATACGAATATTTATGTATCCATTTGAAGAAATAGAACCAGCCAATTGACCAGACTTAATCCAATTTTTTCTTGATGTTTTCCAATATAGATTTCCATCTTGGTATTCAAGAAGTTCTTTAATTCTTTCTTGAGTTGCTTCGTCTTTCATGTCATTCCTAACTTCTTTAAAGCAGCCTGTAACCCTGCCAAACCACCTACTCTTTGGTCATTGATGAATATCTGGGGCATCTGACGAGCATCTGGATAGTTCGCAACAAAGTTAGCAAACCTGTCACCAGTCTCAACGTCTATTTCTTTGTATTCAAGATTTAAAGCATGAAGCAATAACTTGGCTGTCACGCAATTAGGGCAGCCAGATTTACTGTAAATAGTGATGTTCATACTTGTCCCCTTGCTCGGATGTTGTGTGCTACCAAAGCAGAAAAGTTATGTTCTAAGTCTTGTCCAACATACTGGTCTGCAATCTTTGCACACGCCTCACGTTCATGTTGTGCTACTAGCTTGGCAAAGCGTTCAATTGCGTCAGTTCCAAATAATGAATATTCTCCGCCATGCAACATTCCAGCGTTTGCCTGTTTAGCCATCTCAATGATTTCATCTTGTGTCATCAAATGTGTCTCATGTCGTAGTCAACAGATGCAGAGTGGTCTGCTTCATCCAAGATGTGTTTAGAAAGACGCATACAGCCTTCTATCTCAAGTTCTTTGTATTGTTCAGCAGAGAACAGACCAATTACGTTTCTGCCTTCAAACCAGATTTCTTCAATGTTCTCGCCATAGATGCCTTCTGAATCTGTGTCGTATTCCATGACAACAGTAACCACTACAGAGCCTTCACCAACAGTTGTGTCAAATTCGTATTTCATTGCTTAATCCTTAAAAGTACCCTTGCGAATTGCTTGGGCTGTAGTGATTGTATAGCAAACTAAACAAGATATTTACTAGGTGTTTATACTTATTCGGTTGTTTTTACGCCAAGACGCTCACTTGCTTGCTCAGAACGCCAAATGTCAGCCTTCATCTGGGCAGCAGTCAGCTTCCACTTTAGAGTTTCTTCTTGTTCGATGGCTACCATCAATCCTTTGAGTAAATCAGCATATTCAAGGTGCGCATAGGCTTCACGCTCTTGAGCCACAGCAGAATCAATCCCTCTGACTAAAGCATCTTTCATCAATAAAGCCTTCTTAGTTTTTCTGAATTCCTCCAGATAGACTCTTTGAGCCTTGGCTTGGGCATACTTTGGTGCGTTCTCAAGAATAAATTCAATAGCTTTGTAAGGTGCTTTCATTGGAGGCACTCCTTTACGCAAATATCCACACCAGCTTGACTTGAGTAAACCTTAGTTACATGGATATTCACAATCTGCGAATCATCTTTGTAAACGACAGAATTCATACCATCTTCTACGCTTTTCAGAATGTTGCTGGCATCTGGCTTCTTTATTGGTTGCTCAGAGCCATTTAAACAAGCCTCTATGCGTTTTTTTGAGTATGACTTAGGCATAGGTACTCTGATATATAGATAAAGCGTTACTGGAGTTTCTAGTGGCTCGGAACTTCCCATTGCTTCGATGGCTGCATCTTTAATCAAAGATTCGTAAGTTCTAGTTTTTTCAGGTGTGTAAGTTTGTACAAAGTTCCCACGTTTGACATACCTTGCTCTTTGTTTTCCAACAGGGTTTCCATCAACCTTAAATGTGACCATGAATGTCATTCGAGTGTCCCTTCTCTCATTTGTGCCATATATTCTCGGATTCTGTCTCGTGAGCCAGAGCCATAGATTCGTTCTGCTCGTTCAAGTCTTGCTCGAATCAGGTTTGAGTTTTTGCTAGATTGCCAAGCACGATAGAGTTCCCTTGCTTCTGCTTGCTCAAGAATTACCCTATCGTTTGGGTTTTCAATCGTCTTGCGTGAGTAAGTCACCAGTTAATTCCAATGCTTTGTTTATAAGGTGTAGTGGTACTGGTACGCCTTCACGCACCTTGTCCAGTAGTTTCATTGCTTCGTAGTGGCTCATTCGTCAGAAGGAGAGTAAACCCCTGTCCATCTTTCGGTTTGTTGTTTTACCAAGTCTGGCAATAAATTCATAAGAATTTTTGTTTGTTCAGGAGTAATTAAAAATTGTGTTTCATAACCACAACCAAAACATTCTTGTTTTAAAACTAAATATCCAACATCAGAAACATAAAACTCTGTTGGGTAAGAATCTAAAAAATTCATGCTTTTCTCCTGATTGAATTAAAGATTGCAAGTTCTTCAGGTGTTGGAGGACGAGTTACTTTCTCATCTTGTTTAATTTTTAACAATGCAGGGTCAGGCTCATTTGATGCAGGAACTGTGAGCCTGATGTTGTCAGCAGGATTAGGTTTAGCCATTACCCAATCAGCTTTAAATCCTCTCCATCCACGAGCAGCACACTCTGCCAATGCTTTCTCAAGAGTCCAGCCAGCCTTCTCAGCTTCAAACCTAATTGTCTTGATGACAGTTTCGGTAATCACAGCACGAGCAACTTTTCTTTGTTTAACAAAAGAATCCCAAACTTCTTGTGAAACGCCTTCTGGCGCATCTATTGTTTTAGTTTCGGTTTTTGTTTTAGTTTCTGTTTTAGTTAAAGGTACATCTGTATGTGTGTTGCATACATCTGCATACACTTGTATGGCATTGTGCGGATTTGTTGGGTATTTGCTTTCTTTTGCACGAGGAACATTGTCCCACTTGGTCATTTGCAAATAAGGCTTGTCATTGTCAACATAGATTTCAATCAATCCATGTTGTGCAAGTTCTTTAAGCAAAGCCTCAGTTTTTGCTGCGTTTATGCTATCTTTTATTGGAAAGCAAGCAGCCTTAATCATTGCTGGTCTAGCGTCATAACGCCCAAAATCATCAACTGTTACCAGTAAACGATAGTAAAGATTTTCAGCAATTGGAGATAAGTTTTCGATGGATTCGCTGTCACGAATACCAGATTTTAAATACCTAGTTGGCATAGTTTTCACCGCTTTAAAACGCCCTTTGATGAGAAACAATCGGCAGGGGAAAGGGTGAACCCTTTTCGGTACGCTCATGACTTCGTACCTAGCCGTGTTTCAAATAATTGTAAACTTAAAAAAGCCTACTGTATAGTTAAATGAATTGATTATTTGTGATTTCTTTTTTTGCAGGTTTGCCAAGCAATCGAGTAGCTTGTGCCTTCATCTGGGCATATTCAGCCTTTGAGAAAATGCCATAGGTCTTGATGCCACAGATGATTTTTACATTGCTGTCTAGCTTTTCTACCTCATGGTCAGCCAAGGTGTACTGAGCAACCCAATGTCTGCCTACCTTGACCTGCTCTGTAGTCAATCTACCTTGTTTGCGTAGCGTCTTGGCAGTACATAGGACTGTGGCTTGTGGCATACCAGTAAGGTTTGCTACTTCGTGAGATGTGAGTGAGCCATTCTGGAGGGCTTTGATAACTTGTGCTTGGGTCATAAGATCATTAACTTGTGGAGTGTTTCTCGTTCTTTGTGGGTCATTTGAAAATACACTTTTGACGCTCTGTCTTTGTAGAAGTGATACCAAATCAATTGATGCAATGAGTCTTCCAAAGAGACGTTCTCTGTCGCAAATTGCAAATGAAGCATCATTGATGACTTGTTTTCAAAGTAAAAGTTAATTCTGCTTTTCATTTGAACCACTCTGGTTTAAGTTCTTTGAGTTGATAGAGGCGTAACAAGGGAATAGTCTTCCAATGGTTGACTGCTGCCCTAGTTATGCCAAGGATACGAGCAAGCTCACTCTGTGAGCCAGCAAGTGTGATAGCTGTTTGTTTTTCCATCCTTGGAGTATAGCAAAGTCAACAAATTGTTGATCTAAGGGAAATCACCTAGTAAACATATCGTTTACTTTGATATACTTCATCTCAGCCCAAGCAGATCGCAAGGGTCTTTAAGGAGAACCAAATGAAAAGTAAGATTATTCAAACGCTGATTGAGTGGACATTGGCAGTCATCATCTTTGGCGGTATTGGCGTAATGCTGGCATGGCGGGGGTAATAGTGATAACAATTTATCTTGTTACAAGACACAAAATTACCAATCGTTTTCTTTGGCAATCTTTTATTGCATATCACACAGCATATCAAATTTGTGGTGTATTTGACACATTAAAAGAAGCAAAAACAGTAGCCAAAAATAAAGATAGCAAATCTAAAAAATTTGTTTACAAAGTTAAAAAACTTGTTTTAAAAGCAAAAGAAGCATGAACACACGATTCTTAACTCATGTGCGTAAGATATTCAGCACCTATGAAGCACCTCCAGAAGTCATCAGAGCCTATCAAAAGCAATGGGTGAAGTCTGTACGCAGACTAGGTGACAAATGGCTTGTAGCCAAGAATGTTGAAAGACTGCAATGATTACCAGAGCAGACGCTATCAAGGACTTGTCGCATGGTACTTACTGCTGCTACTGCACCAACCCTAAGACCTACGGCTCATGCTGTGGAGAAAACCACTTCGTACCTTTCGAGGATTTATACGAGGAAGACAAAGAAGCAATGATTGAAGAATATTTAAAGGAAGAATGAAATGTCAATTGAAGCACTACTTAAGTTAAATGTTAACGAGCATACTGAAAAGAAACAAAACCTAACCTATTTGTCATGGGCTTGGGCATGGGCAGAGGCTCTCAAAGCAGACCCTAAAGCCACCTACAAGGTAGAGATGTTTGGCGAAAAATGCTACATGGAGATTAACGGCACAGCAATGGTCTGGGTGACAGTTACTATGTTTGACAAGCCAATGACCTGTCAGTTGCCAGTTATGGACTCAAGCAACAAAGCAATCCCATTAAAAGGCTATACAGCAGTTTCTAAGTATGGCAAAGAGTATCGGGTTGAGTGTGATGCGTTTGCGGTTAACACAGCCATTATGCGCTGCATGACCAAAGCACTTGGCTTGCATGGACTTGGGCTATACATCTATGCTGGTCAAGACTTGCCAGATGATGATGCACCAGTAGAAAAGATAATAATTACACCAACACAAGGTGCAATGGATAGCATCCCAGAAGACGAACAGATTTATCTCAAAGAGTTAGCAATTGATTTAATTGCTCTCTGCGATAAAGAAGAACCTAAGACAGCTTGGGTGAAGTTGGAAGCTGAGAACCTAGATGCTGAACAAAAAATAGCATTGTGGACTTTGCTTCCTAGTAAAGTAAGAAGTGCTTTGAAGAAAGCCAAGGAGTTATAAAATGGAATACGATAATACAAACAGAGGCTCACTCTTTAAGAATGACCGCAAAGACGATGCCAAGTTTCCCGATTACAAAGGGTCTATCAATGTAGATGGGACAGAATACTGGCTATCTGCTTGGATTAAATTAAGCAAAGATGGAAATAAATTTATGTCTTTGTCTGTCAAAAGTAAGAACGCTGATGCTTCTTTGAATAAGCCAAAGAAAGGTATTAAACAAGAATACGATGCAGACCTCCCATTTTGACTAAAACAGAATTTTAAGTTTACGAGGGCGAAAGCAGACAGCAATGTCGGACGAATGTGAGTAGCCCTCACCTAAAGGAAAATCATGGATATGAAAAGTGCTTTTGAGAAAATCTTTGGAACACCAGCATTTAAGTTGGCACGAAAAGACAGCCCAGAAACCTCTGTAGAAGCAGCGCAAGCAGTTGATACCAACAAGCTAGAACAAATCGTCTACGAGGCGATTAAGGGCTTTCCTGATGGGTGTATTTCAGATGAAGTGCTGGAGGCTCTGCCAGAGCATCGTTACTCATCAATCACTCCTCGCTATCGTGCCTTGTTAAACAAAGGCTACATTGAGATTACTGGAACTAAAGAGGGACGCTCTGGTAAAAAACAACGAATTATGAAAGCTATCAAATGAGTTACGCAAATGTTGAAATGAAAGTCATACAATGGGGCGAAGCACGAGGAATTGTGCAGAACTCTACTCCTGCTGCTCAAGCAAAGAAAACGCTTGAAGAACTAGACGAGTTATATGCTGCTATCGCTAAAGGCGACAGAGAAGAAATGAAAGACGCATACGGAGATATTCTCGTTACCCTAGTCATGGGTTGCGCCTGTGCAGATTTAGACCTCGTAGAGTGCTTTAAAGGCGCATACGAGCAGATTAAAAATAGAAAAGGCTATCTGACCAAAGAGGGAATCTTTGTCAAAGAATCAGCTTAATATATCCAAGGCATGATTGATATGTTTGATTCTGTCATCCAAACCAATGATGCCTCCATTTATCTTTTTAGTCATCATCACAAAATCACGGCTATCAGCATACTGATTTAGCTTGTGTGTCTGCCAGAACCATCCTGCTGTCATAGCAGCGTATTTAGGTGTTCTGACTAACTCTGGTTGCATAACAAAGTCTTCACCCAAGGCTTTACCTGCGTGAAAGAAATTTGCGTGGCCTGTCAGTTGGAGAAATCCAGAGCCTCTGAAACGCCAACCATCCCCACTAGCCTCATCCCTGTTTCCCATACGATTGCCATAAATCCTGTTGGCAATGCGCTGTGGTTGACGCTCGTAGGCAGTAGCTTCTTCTGGTGTGAAACCCCATGCTCGTTTTGGTGTTCTAGGAAACAACTTCAAAAGCGTAGCAGCACGATACATCAAGTTTTCTTCAAGTATCTTAAAGTTACCGCACTCATGCCCACATTGACCAATCCAACTTGCTTGCTGAACAGGTGTGCTAATTCCGAATCTATCAAATGTTTCATTAAACGCATCTGCTAAAGATGGGTCTATGTGCATTTTTTTAAGTTGGTCAGGACTTACCATTTAACAAATCTCTCATCTGGTTATACGAGTCAACACAAGCATTTAACGCTGCTGTGTTTTTGTCCCCTTGTGCTATTATTTCTGCGATGGCTGCGAGGGTTTCTCGCTCGGCATCAGAAGCTGTGTCAGCCTGTCTGTCAGGTTGACTGGTTGCTTCTGTATTTGTGGAGGCAATGGAGGAATTTGTGGAGGCTTGTGGACAACTGGTGGTTGGGAAGCGCACCCTGCCAGCCCTAATAGCCCTATCAAGAGCAGTTTGCTTTTGATTGATGACATTTGTAGTCTCCTGTAACTTGGTTGCATTTTCGTTTAGCTTTTCAGTTAACTTTTGCTCAGTTTGCCTTGCTTCTTCATTCTTTTTGGCAATGGCTATTTGCATCTCTTTATCCCTATCTGACCAGCCAAAGTGATAACCACCACGATAACTGCCAAACAAAGCAATAACTACAGCTATTGCAATATAGGGTAAAGGTATGCCAAACATCAGTCAGCCTCTTTTCTTGCTTGTGCTAATTGCTCTCGCTCATCATCATCCTCTAGCAAATCTGGAGGCGTAGTCGGAGGAGGAGGAGGAGTCCACGATTCATCTAGTTCTGGATTCTTCCAAACAGGCATAGCACCAAATGGTTGGCTAGGTAATCCATACGCAGATTGCGTAGGCGCATAGGACGAGTTAAAACCACTCATAGAGCCTTGATAACCCATTGGTTGACACATTGGCTGTACTGGAGTTGGAGGCACTCCTAAAGCCCTTGCACCAGAGCCAACTGCTCTCTTGGTCATCACACCACCGATACCGCCTACGATTAGCAGAACAATGTCGTTCAGCATCTTGGTATAGGCTTGGTCAATCGGGGCCATGCTCTTGATTGGTTGAGTCACAAATGTCACAGAGTACAAAAGTGCAATCACAATAAAGCACAGAATCAAAGTCACAACAACAACCACAAAACCCCAAACTCGGACTTCAATAGCTTCTGCTGTCAATGGCTCATTTTTCTGGTGTTGGCTGGACGTCATTGACTTTTTTCTCCAAGATTGGTGCTACTAAGTATTCTGGGCATTGCTGAGTAAATAAGCACTTAGGCTTCTGACATTCCTCTGCATGGAAGAAGTCTGGATTCTGGCACTTGTAGCGGTATCTGTCTTCACAGCCCGATAGCATAAAAGCTATAACAACCAGTAAATATTTCATGCGTACACATCCACAGAGTTAGGCTTTATCCATTGAGTTTTTATCTGCTCAACTTTCTTTCTGTAATCAACTTGTAGATTCAATTGCTTCATAGATTCCAAATACTGCTGATGCAATACTCTTTGTGATTCTCTGAGCATCATTGCATTGCTCTGATAAGTTGATATTTTCATCCTAATCCTAAGTAAGCAAGAAACTTATTTACTATCTTGTCAGACAAATCATCAGGCAAAAAGCGTAGCAATCCAAGCACCCACCAAACTACACACAGGCGAACAAATACTTTAAGAAATGTATCAAATTGTTTCTGATACTCATTCATCGACCACAGCGTTTAGTTGCTTGACAGAAATCCATCAATTCATTTATGCCGATACCAACGAGAAGAATTACGAACGCAATTCCTCCAATAAGAGCCACCATCTCCATCTGCTCTTGCTCGGCTTGCTTGGCTTTTTTTTCCTCTGCTTTTAATGCTGCTATTTCTTTAGCATCATCTCTGTCCATCTCAGCTTGACGAGCCTTAATCTTGTTCCATACATCAATCTTGCCAGTCTGCATGAACAACATCTTTAGTTCTTCTTCAAAGGCCCTCGCTTGTTCCAAGGCCATCTCAATCTGAAGTGCCGTACCCATGTTGCTACCAGACTTATCACGCTTGGCATGAAGCATTGCCTTAGTAGCTTGGCTCTTGGCATTGAACATCTGCCCAAGCATAGGCGCAAGTCCACCCAAGTCATTGGCTACCTTACTAGCCTTCTTGACCATCCCAATGGCTTTTTGTAAACCATCTAATGCTGCTATTGGGTCTAATGGAATCATGGAAACGCCCAGATTATGATGTAACTACAAAATATCACAAAACAAACAACACAGGCTGCTGCAATAAATGCTTCAGCCCAATCCATCATTTTTCTTGCTCGTCAGGTTTAGCGTTCTTCTTTGCAATCTTTAAGTGTTGGTGCTTAAAGTAGATGTTTACCAATAGACCACAAATAGCAATCACAACACCAGAAATAGCAGCAAACTCGTTAGCTGTTAGACCAAAGATTACTGCTGCACTAGAGCCACCATAAGTAGCTGCTGATGCTATTTTTGTAGATACTGCTTCGTTTGTCATGGTTTCTCAGGCCAAGTGATTGTCCAAGGAAATCCATCTTGCGCAGTTACATCACGCAAGGCTTGACGATATGTAGCCCATGCAGCTTTATCAACAGGCGCATCAGCTACTTGTGTCCAGTCACTATCTTTGAGTTTTTCATCACGAGTAGCACGAACACTCTTAGCTTGTTCAGCATCCTTCTGAGCCTTGTATGCAGTTTCGTGCTGTAGTGCTGTAGTAGTTACACCATTCTCAACAGTATCGATAAAGGTAGGGCCTAACACATACTTTGTGTACCACTTACCATCAATCTGCTCAACACCTTGTGATTGAGAGTATTGGTAAACAGTACCTCCTGTAGCTTGTGCGCCTTCAAAGACTACATCAGCACCTAGATTGTCTAGGATTTCAGTTGTAGTTGTCTCCCATGATGGGCCACCATTGGCTTTAGTGTATGCACGAAATTCTGCTTCATACATTACAGCACCAGTTGATCTAATTCTTACTTGCATATAAGTCCTTTAAGCAATTGCTAAAAATATGAATGTGCCACCAGAGGCATTGATAGCGGCTGGTGCAGTTGAACTAAGTTCAAACCCTGCGCTGTATGTGTCGATGTAATCTGTAGATGTTACTTCAGCGGCTGTGCTGTTTAAGAGCAAGTAAGGGTCATTACCTGCAATAATGCCACGGGCTGTATCCCATACATACCAATCACCAGTTGAGTCTGTGCGCTTAATAAGAACAAACCTTGCACCTGCTGTGAAACCACAGTCAACCTGTTTTGTAGTAGCTGTACCTGTGTATGAGCCTACTTTGGAAACACCTGCACAAGTTGCAAATAAGTAGGCAACATAAGTTTGCCCAGAACTATTTGTTTCGCCACTTGTTCCAAGAGAAAAAACAGATGCTGTAGGGTTTGTTGAATTCCACGCACTAGTGTCTGTATAAGCAGCGCCAGTACCTTCTAAGTTAATGTTTTTTGTTGGCCCTGATGCCAAGGTGTATACACCCCAATTATTAGCAGCACTACTTCGTTGCTTAACAATATACATCTCAGGTGCAATACCTAAGTTATGCGTCACAGTTCTATTTGCACTTGTCCCTGTATAACAAACAACATCCATAAAAGATGGCGCACGTTTAAACAAATAATTTATGTATGTATTTGCACTTGCGTTTGTAATTGTTGACGTTGTGCCAACTTTGACACCATCCATTACATCCCAAGGATTGGCTTGAAGTATGGTTGTCCCTGCGGCTACTTCTGCCGCTGTGGATGACGTTACAAGATAGCCTGTGCCAGTAAGTCGTGAAGAAAATAAAGAAGCAACTGCCGAGCCACGATTCTTAACCAACACAGCATCATCAGTTTGACCACCTGTCACAGTAGCATTTGCACCTGTACCTGATCTAGCAGACATACCAAACACACTCGTACCAGTCGTAGGCACTTTCATCGGGCCTCTACGAATGGCAATGTAGATGTAGGTGTTGCCACTAACATTGTAAGCAACCCCTCCTGCTTGGTCTGCTCCAATAAGTTGAAAACCAGTTGCAGTTGGCCTAATACAGTCTTGCGTAGATTCTGCAGCCGAACTATTAGGCTGCAAAATTGCATCCCCCGCACCAACAGGCATTCCACGCATTACATCAAAGCAACGCCAAGAAGCAGCGTCACTAGCGTTCTTAATAAGAACCCATTGTGCTTCGTATCCAAGATTTATGTCAGGGCCGGGGTCTGCGCCATTACCCGTATAAGACCCACACGAAATCACATTGTCTGTACCAGTCAGACCAAAGCCTCCTGCGTTGTGGGCATAAATGTATGCAACATAGGTGTTAGAACCTGAATTACCTGCATAAAAAGTAAATTGAGTGCTAGTTGGTTGAACAACTACAGTTCCATTACCAAAAATATATTCTGGATTAGTAAAGGTGCTAGTGCTTTGAGTTGTGTTTAATGCAAGAGCATTATTAGGAATACTTCTATGCCATACATACCAAGAGTCGGATACTGTTGTGCATTTAACAATAATCATTCCAGGAGTTGCACCCAAGTTGTGATTGATTGTTTGCGTACCTGCCCCAGAAGTGAAAGTCACAACATCAAAGAACTTTGGTTGCTTGCGGAATGTCCATGAGGCGTAGGTTGAACCAGAAAAGTTTACCTCTCCATTACCATCAGAGCCAAGAGAAAAACCTGTAGTATTAAAAGCAGTTACAGAATTAGTTTGCGTAAATTGTGCATTAGTTAAGTCTGTTGCAAGTGAATTATTTACACCACGAGCAGTATCAAATAACCTATGGCTATAACCTGCATTGGGGCGACCCTTACACCAAACCAATCCACCTTTGGTTGACAAATCAATGCCATTGGTAATTGTTTGATTTGCGCTTGTTCCTTGATATAGCCAAGTACTGAACACATCCTCAATGTAGGTAGGAACAGCCGCTACACCACCACCAAAGGCATCGTAACTAGCTGCACCACTTGTTGCTTGTAATGGCATAGGTTTAAGCCTTAAATTGTGTGTTGCTTGCCAAGACTGTAAAGGTTGCACTACCAGTCTTGATAATCAAATAACGATATGAGTCAATACCACTAGCATTACCCGCTGTAGGTGCGCCACCTAACCAACGAGTTGTAACTCCAGAGGTTGTGCCATCAACCTGTACTACGTTGTTGTAGTAAGCTGTAGAGCCTTGAGTCACCAAGAAAGCTACAGTCATTGATTGACCTGTACTCATCAAAGTATCCAATGATGTACCGCTAGAGCCTCTGAAGTTAACTGTCCAGTTAGCACTTGCGTTACTTGTGTAGTACAAGACTGACTGAGTTGTAACATCATAAGCAATAGTTCCAGTAGCTGCTGTAGCTGATACTGTAGCTACTTCTGCTGCATCGTTCAAGATGATTGCTTGAGCAGATGATGTACCTGAGAAAGTCTTAGTACCTGTGAAGGTTTGTGCTGTGTTAAGACTTGCAACATTTGTTAGTGTGTTGTCAGCAAATGTGATTGTCTTATTTGTCAGGGTTTCAACACCTGTAAGAGTAGCAAATGAACCTGCTGTAAACGCTGCATTAGCCCATGTTGAACCAGTCCAGACAAACAGATTATTAGTCGATGTATTCCAGTACAAAGCACCAGTAAGCAATGCGTTACCATCATTGTCTACAGTAGGTGCAGTTGACTTAGAACCCAAATAACGATCATCAAAGGCATCGTAAGTGTTAGATGCACTCGTAGCACTAGCAGCAGCAGCCGTTGCGCTTGTAGAGGCATCTCCTGCGCTTGTAGAGGCATTTGTAGCACTCGTAGCAGCGTTAGATGCTGAAGTAGCAGCAGCAGCAGCACTTGTCGCAGCAGATGTTGCACTACCTAAGATGCCATCAACATAAGTCTTTGTGGCAGCGTCTTGGTTACTTGTAGGGTCACCCAAACCAGTAATCTTAGAAGTACCCATTGCAATAGCACCACTCATAGTGCCACCACTTGTAGATAACTTACCACTCAGAGAAGTGTCAACTTCAGTCTTTGTGTAAGCATCTGTAATACCAAAACCAGAGATAGTTGTTGGATTAGTACCTGCCGTAACACGACCAAATGTGTCTACAGTCACAGACTTATAAGTACTAGCTGTAACACCAGTTGTAGCCAAGTCAATCTCATCTGCACTAACAACAATTCGTGCGCTTGATGCTGTATTTACATTAAGGGTGTTACCTGTCTTGCTCATGCCAGTACCAGCAACAACCTGACCTGCACCAGAGAACTGAGCAAAGGTAATCGCTGTAGTACCCAAAGTACCACCTGCTGCAACAGTACAGATATAGCCGTTATTGCCGTTAGTTGTGCCACCCTCAACAAAGGTGTAAGCAGCAACCAACTCTGTCCAAGCATCAGCATCTGTTGTGCGAGTCCATGAACCTGCTTCACACAGATAAATACCATTGTTGGCAGAAGTACTCTGGTCTTTAACCAATACTCGATCACCTGCGATTACCGCAACACCATCAATAGTCTGTGTGCCAGACAAAGTGATATTGGTTGTCGTAGCAGCAACCACAGAGGCTTTTGCGTCAATACCTTGAGCAATAGCGTCTACATAAGATTTAGTAACAGCGTCAGCATCAGCAGTAGGTGTACCAAGACCTGTGATCTTGTTTGTACCCATAGCGATATTGCCTGACATAGTGCCACCAGACAGATTCAGCTTCAAAGCATCTGCTGTGTCTACATAACCTTTAGTGGCTGCGTCAGAAGAATTAGTAGGTGTAGCCAATCCTGTGATTGTTCCTACTGTTCCAGAAGACATATCCAATGTGCCATCAATCGTGACATTATTGAATGTTGAAGTCCCTGTAGAAGCAGTTACGTTGCCTGTGACATTGCCTGTCAGGTTACCAGTCACATTGCCTGTTACAGCCCCTGTGTGAGTCCCTGTGGTGTTACCTGTGACATTACCTGTCAAACCACCAACAAAGCCTGTAGTAGCCGTTACAGTCGTTCCTGTAATTGCTTGGGCAGAAGAACCACCAATCACAGCACCATTGATTGTGCCACCAGTAATTGTTGCAGATGATGATGTGACGTTTCCACTAATACCGCCAGAAGCAGTAATTGCACCTGTCATGGTAGATGTGCCAGTCACATACAAGTTACCACCAACAGTCACATTGTCGCCAGCCGTACCTGCTTGATAGTCTTTCAACTGAGCCATCAATTGACGAATGGCATTGTTCACCAAAGAAGGGGCCATGCCCTCGGCTAAGTTAATACTGTTAATGTCAGTATTGTTGTTAGCGGTACTGCTGTATTCTGAAATCTTGGTCTTTGCCATGTTAATCCTTATTGCAAAAGTGAACGCAATGCAGCCGTAAATGGCTCTGCTACTGGTGTTAATTGTGAACCAATAAGACCACTTGTAGATGATTGAACTTGTTGCTCTCGCTTCATTTTTTCCATTGCATTACGCAACAAACGAATCTCATCACCGCTAGTAGCTTTGCTCATCAAGATTTTACCAATCTCATTACGAACAGGCTCTGGCAATCCAGTTCTTGTCATAGTTCCAGACAACATATTGATTAAAGAACCAATGTCCATTGTCTTGGCAGCAGCAGCCACATTTACTGTGTCTTTGAGATTCTCAAGGTTTACATCCTCCATGCGAGCCTCACGCCCAGCAGTACCAGAACCTCGTCCAATAGATTGAATCTCTTTCTTACGAGCCTCTGCTGCTACTGTGGAAGCAAATTCACGAAATGAACGCTCACTAGGGAAAATCTCTTTCAATCGTTCTTGTGTGGCTGGCTCTCTCCACATATTGAGCAAACGAGTCTGACCTGACTGTGTACCAGCCAAGTCACGCAAACCCTCATAAGCACCAACTCGGAATGATTCCAATTCTGAGTCGCTCATGTCTTTAACAAGAGTGCGAATGGTAGCTGCTGGCTTATTGATTACAGTCCTACCAAGTTCAGCAGCAGAGATCAATGCGCTTGGGCCAGCGTAGGCATCTCGTGCGCTTTTATACAGAGATTTGCCAGTCTCTTGATCTGCTGTCATGTCATCAAGACGCTTGACAAGATTTTGCTTTAATTGAATAACAGCACGACCAAACTCATTAAAGTCGCCACGCTCATTTAAAGATGCTTTACTGTTGATAAGGTCATCAAGACCACGCTTAATCTTATCCAAGTCAGGCATTGACGCATCAGTAGCCTTCTTTACATCTTTTAATGTAAATGGCTCTTGTAAAGCAGTAGAGATTTTCTCAGCACGAGCAAATGCGCCTAGCTTTTTAGAAGCGTCAAGAATCTGCTTCAAGTCATCATCAAGAGTTACGCTTACAGTCTTCAGTTGGTCATACAAAGGAGTAGCTTCTACATCACGCTTTGTCATCAACGATTCAACAGAGTCTGCCAATCGTGCGCCAGTTGGAGACAACTGAGCCTCTGCTTCTCCTGCAAGTCTTTTTCCAAGTTGTGATTGGCGATTACGAATAAATTGCTCTGTGTAGTTCTTGGTACGGCCTGGCAGCGTAGCCATCGTATCAAGCAAATCACGAGTGTTGTATCCAGATGATTCAGCCAAAATAGCATCATCACCTAGCTTTGCCATACGAGCAGCAACTTGCTCAGTCGTAGCACCATCACGCAACATAGCTTGTGCAACACGCCTACGAGCCAAATCTACAGATGATGTGCCAACATACTCACGCAAACCTTCAGGAATAATACGTCCTGCTTGGCTTGTAATAGCCTGTTTAACAGGACGAACAACCTTCATGCCTAGTTCAGTACCAGCACCAAGAACAGCACTTGCAGCACCTGTTTTAGCTGCTTCTTCTGGCACATCTGCTAACTCTTTAGCTTCACCTGCGCCACCAACGATACCAAAACCTAGACCAGATGTAGCAGAACGCAAGACAGGGCCTACATTCGGTGCAACGCTTCGTCCAATGTTCAGCATACCCAATGGCAACGATGCAACACCTTGTGCTACTGCGCCACCGATAGGCTGTTCTTCTTTATAGCTTTCAACACCAGAACGATAAATATCTCGTGCTTGTTGATAGCCTTTAGATGGAGATTCACCACGAACCAAAGCAGCACCGCCACCAACAAGACCTGCCAACTCATCAGCAAATCCAAGAGTCGGGCCTTGCAAGGCAGTCATTGCAAGACGAGTACCTTTAGACAACTCTTT